GTCCCGTCGTGGGACTCACCTTTCTCGGCCTAACAGCCGAGAAGGGGAAATAACTCTCCTCCGAGTACCATCTACCAGGCAAAGGACGTATGTCCTGAGCTGGGTGGATTTGTAGGCGGTTTCACCGCCCGAAAGCTTAGAAAGGAGGCCTATGAAGATGCCAAGGTGGGCAGCGAATCTCATCACTGCACTTGTAACGACTTCGTTACAAGTTGCTGTTGAAGAGGTTTCTCGGAAGTCACCCCTAATCGGGATGAAATCTGAGTTTCCGCAGCCCAAGAAGGGATCTCCAAAGGAGAACCCGCTTTCTAAGTAATGATCGTAAACGATCCGGTCCCAGATACGCTATCTGGTTAACTATCCTGAAAGGGGATACGTGAATGACTGCTCAATACTTCAGATATGTCACAACCTATCAAGGGCAGACGATACCAGCTTGGTCTAATACTTGGCCAGGTACCGACGGTTGTGGCAGCTACAGGACGTTGTCTTTAACGGCAACGCCTATATCTGCTCCTCCTGGGAATTCTGGTCCAAGTACTTATGGTCAAGCTGATTATCTCATCTCTCCTGCTAAACTGCGTAATAGCGGTTTGCGAAGAGGTGTGCCCCCATATAGGTTTACTGACTATCAGACTGGATTTGTTAAGTACAAAGAACAACTTGTACGAACAAATTGGGCGACTACCGGGGTTAACGTTTGGTACCAGTACGGAAAATGTTCTGGTGCCCAATGTACACCAACGGAGACGTCTAGGTCCTGTACAGGACCCCAGTACTCTACGTATTACGAGCAGTCGTCGGCATACGATTTCTCCTTCTACCAGCTCTACGAAAGAAGTAGGCTGAATGAGGCAGATGTTCGTGTCCAACTCGAAAGTGTGCAAAATGAGTTGCTCGCGGAAGCCAGTACTTCGTACGATGCCCTTACGGACCTCGCCGAAATACGGGATATTCCGGGAACTGTAACTCAAATTACTAAAGATCTCACTGAGATCCTTAGTACGTTAAAGGGTCGTCACACACGTGACGTCCTCCGACGTGCCAGATCCATTCGTCCTAAGGACCTTCTTAAACATCCAAATAAGATGCTTAGGCGGTTCGGCGGTGAATGGATGAACTATCGATATGGAATTATGCCGCTCGTGTACAGTTACCGAGATATCATGAAACTCATGAGTCAAGGTAAAGGTACTTGGACGCGTAAGCATAGGATTGTTTCTCCACAAGCTACAGGCCAGACTCTTCCATCATCCGGCTCGACTTATCGAGTCGCTGATGTGAATGGTAAGGTAGTAGTGCGTGGCGAAGTTTTCCAATGGTTCACGTCCAGCGAGATTTCACGACTTTCAAGCGTAGGTATGAACCCCCTGGTAACTGCCTGGGAGCTTATACCTTATTCGTTTGTTTTCGATTGGTTTGTAGATATTGGCGGCTATATAGCTGCCGCTACCTCTTCCAATTGGGCACAAACGAAGTTCGCTTGCCTTTCCAGACGTGATAGCTATACCGAGACTGTTAGTGTCCATCTTCCCAATAGGGATAAAACTATCACTATTGTGAATAAGACACCAACTAATTGGTTAGGAGCTAATCCGCCCGCTACACCCAACGTGATTATCTCTAATCCCGCTGGCGACTATCCTCTTTATATGAAGACAGTCGAAACGTATAGACGGTGGAATATCTCTTTCACGCCTGTTACGCCCGTCTGGAATCCTAGCCTTAATTGGCGAAGATTAATTGACGGTGCGTATTTGGTACTCTCAAATCTAGGCAGCTTACTAAAGCGCCTTTAATATAAAAGGAGCCATTCCATGGCTACAGTGACCTTATCGGTCAAAAGTCAGGATTCTTCCGGCGTTACTTACGCCGATCCTGCAAAGCCGGACTGCACAGTTCGGTTCCGATTTTCAACCGTCAACAAATCGTTGAACGGTGTGCAAGTCCCCAATTATGCTGCTGAAATTATCGCAAACGATAATAACAGCATCACAGTTGGTGGAGTTTCTGCCCTGGATGCTTTGAGCATACGACTTCGGGTTTCCGGGTCGTTGCAATCCAAAGCTCGCCTTCGTGACATTCTGACTTCCATCGCGGCAAAATTGCCAACATGGGAGACCGAGAACGTTATGCAGGGGTTTCGTCCCGCCACGGCGCCGGACGTTAACGACGTTCTGTAGGTTTTATGTTTAAACCTATAGAACTAATTAACCTCCTCAACCGTGAAAGGACAAACCTGTGGCATACGAAGACTCGATCAGAGTTGTTAATCTTCTTATTCGGGATCATGTTCTTCGTCATTGTAATGACGGCGATATGTCTCCCGCTGATAGTCTCGTTCAAAAGAGATTTTCAGCCAAATTTGAAGAACCCCGAAGTGATTCCGCTCTCAAGCGTCGTGAAGACGCCTGGGATCGGTGGATTCGCTTCGACGAAGGCCTCCAACCAAGTGGCATTTTGGGCCCATACTGGGCAAAAGCGCGTCTGTGGATCCACGATCTCCTCTCCGATTATCGGATGGGAGAACTCGTGTTTACCAACGGCTCAAGTTTTGAGCCGCTGGGACCGTACACATCGATAGCTTGTAAACTATCAGGTGTATGGACCATTACAGCAGATTGCTTTGACCTCTTTGCCAAGTATTCGTACTGGCATAAAGGTTTAAGGCATGCTGTTAAGAAGCGCTTTCGTAGCTACTGCACAAAGCAAACACTAACTGAGAGACAAATTAACAGAGTATTATGGGGCAAATTCAAGAAATATCCTGAATTTGCTTTCCAAATATTCAAATTTAAGTTGTCTTGTACAGTCAAGATTGTTGGGGGTAATAGATGGTCGACCGTTCCTAAGAATAATCTTAAGGATCGTTCGATATGTCTAGAGCCCCTGTTCAATATGCTTGTCCAGCG